CAAGCGCGCTGCGGTTTCGCGCGAATCCATGCTGCTCGAAATGGCCCAAAACCGCGACCTGGCGCTCGATGCCGGCGAGATCGGGCCGGCCGTGACCTCGAGCCGCGACCGGGCGCGCGTGGCCGGGCTCCTGGTCGATCGCCTCGAGCACACCGGCAAAGACGGCGCGGCGATCGCGGTGTCGGAAGAGGTCACGATCGAAGAGCGATCGCTCAACGAACTGGCGCGGCGGATCGCCTTCACGCTGGCGCTGGGCAAGCGCAAGAAGTCGGCGACGCCCGCATAATTTTGTCCACGGGGTAATTGTGTCCACGCTCGACATGTGATTTTGTCCACGCATGCCGATCACCCCGCCCAAGTGCAAGACATGCGGAAAAGCCGAGTGGCGCCACGTCTGCGCCGGCGCGGTGCCAGCTGGTCCCCGATCGTCTAACGGTAGGACACCGGGTTTTGGCCCCGGCAATGCGGGTTCGAATCCTGACCGGGGAGCCAAGCTGGCGGCGCTCAAGGCGAGCGCGGATGCTGCATCAGCGCGGATAGCGGCCAAACCCCGAAAGGCAAAGCGAGTGACCGAACCGAAGAAACCCAAAGCCGGGCGCCCAAAACTGCACCCCGATCGCAAGGCGTATAAGGCGCAAAAAGAGCGCGACCGCCGCGCCAAGGCCAAGGCCAAGCCGCCGGGCGCGACCGATGAACCCGGAAGGCTACAATGATCCGCCTGTCAAATGATGAACTCGGCGTGTTCTACCTCAACCGCGCCCATATCGCCGGCGTGCTGCCGAACGGCGCCGGCTCGACCATCGTCATGTCGTTCGGCCTGGGTGTAGCCGTCACCGAATCCGTTGATGACGTGATGCTGCTGATCTCGCACGCCGGCGCCTGAATGCTGCCGGCGCCGTTCGTCGCCGCCTTCCTCGCCCAAGTGAAGGCGGCCGGCGGGCTCCGCTGGGATACCAACCCCGGCCGCTTCCCGCTCACCCCGTCGCAACGCATGGCCGCCAACGCCCTGCTCGAGCGCGGCGAGCTCGAAACTGGTTACAATGCTGCGGGCGACCTGGTGCTCCGCGTTCCCGAACCCAAAGAGGCAAGCGTCAATGCTGAAACCCCCGATCGACCTTACGACATCACTCCGGCGATTGAAGCGCTCCGCGCCCGGCGCCGCGCCCTCGGCCGATGATCCGGCCAGCTGGCCGCTAGAGCCTGCCGCCATGGCGCTGCTCGAGGCCGGCAAAATCACCGGCGGCCGCGTGAACATGGCCGCCGCGCTTTCGCAAGCGATCTCGGCCAAGCGCGGCGCCGACCTTCTCGAGCGGATCGCGCTGGCTATGGGGGTCGCCGATCAATGACGGCGCCTCCCGTTTTCCTCGCCGATCGCTTCTGGCCGCCGATGCCTCGGCCGGCCGCACCGAACCCCGCGCCGGCTGCTGCCAAGCCTGCCGTCGTCGTGGTAAAAACCCGGCCCCGTGCCGGCAAACCCTGAAAGGATTTCCGATGAAACGCATTGCTCCCATGGCCGCCCTGGTCGCGGCCGCCCTCGCCTTCTCGACGTCGCCGCCGGCGCTGGCGACCTCGCTCACCGCGCCGCAACTCGCGCTCGAGCTCACCGCCGACCTGACCTCCGGCGACGTCGGCCGCGCGCGCCACAAACTGCATCTGCTGCACAACCTCGGCGTGCTGACGCTCGGCCGCGCCGATCTCAACGTCGAGTCGTTGATCGATCTCCTGATCCGGGGTCGCGCCGACGTCGTTGTCGCGCGCCTCGCCGGCGCCGAAAAGTACGTGTTCTGCGACCATTGGGCGAGCAAGGTGAACCTTGCCGCGCCGGCGGCGCTCGAGGCGTTCCCCGTGAGCTCGGCCGGATGCCCGGCCTGATCCCGCATGTCACCGTCGCCGACGGCCTGGCGCTCATGCTCTCGGCCGTCGTCACGCTCGGGCTCGCCCAAAGCCTGCTCATGCTCGGCTCAACGTGGTGGGAGTGGGCCGCCTCGGCGGCGATGGCCGTCGCGGTGTTCATCATGTTGCTGGGGATGCTCGGCGGATGAACCGGCGCACCTTCATCGCCGGGCTGCTGGCCTCGAGCGCGGCCGTGCCGCTGCGCTCGCCCTTCGTCGCCGATATGCCGGACGCGGCAATGCACCCAGGCCTCGATCTGCCGGACGCGACCGCGTTGCGGGTCATGGAGTCGACTCCTGCGATCTCGCCGGCCGCCTCGATCGGCTATCTGCGCCTGTTTCGGGAGGTCACGCTCCGCACCTATCATCAAGAGCTGGGCACCGTGTGGCTCGACGAGGCAAGCGATTTCGTGGTTTATGACGACGGGGCGGTCGAAGGCTGGCCGCGCGACCACGAGGCAAACAAATGGCTGGTTTCGTCACCGCGCCCGACGGCGCAATCCTGATCCTGCTCGGCATTCTCACCCGCGCTCCGCTGCCGATCGACGAGGCAAACGAAACGTGGCTCGCCGAAAACGGCATGACGGCTCCGGACCCTGATAGCGGGATCGTCGACCTCACCGATCGCGGCCGCGCCTGGTCGCGGATGATCCTCGAGACACCGCTCCCGGTGCGCGGCGAGTGGGGCGATCCGCGCAAGTTCCCGGCGATCGCCGCCGCGGTGCCCGCCTCGAGCTCGGCCCCGGCGCCGTTCGTGGCGCAAAACCCAGCGCCGGCGCCTGCCGCGGCCTTCCAGCTTCCGCCGGGGTTCAATGCCAACCGCTGGGCCGATATCGCCCCTGGAACGCTCCCGCCGGGCCTGCAACGCGATAGCGAGCTCGAATGCGTGTGGCGCTCCGGCAAGGTGGTGAAAAACTTTGCCGGCACGATCAACTGGAAACAGCCGGGCGCCGACACCGACGTCATGGGCTATCGCGTCATCCTCTAACCATGCCGACCGGCCCGCTCGACGAAATCCTCGATTACTACGGCGCCCTGAGCGCCGAAGAGCAAGCGGCGATCGAAGCGGACGCCGCGGCCGCAACTGCTGATCTCGTATGGGTTCCGAACCCGGGCCCGCAAACCGCCGCCTATTTCTGCGAGGCCGACGAACTGTTCTACGGCGGCCAGGCCGGCGGCGGGAAAACTGATCTGCTGACCGGGCTCGCGCTCACCGCGCATGAGCGCTCCCTCCTGCTGCGCCGGCAATCCTCGGACACAACGGCCATTATCGACCGAATGGAGTCCATCCTCGGCGGCCGCTCCGGGCTCAACAACTCGAACCCCAAAGTGTGGCGCCTGCCCGGCCGGACGATCGATATCGCCGGATGCCAGCACGAGGGGGACAAACAGAAGTGGAAGGGCAAACCCCACGATCTCAAGGGGTTCGATGAGATCGCCGATTTCACCGAAAGCCAATACCGCTTCATCATCGGCTGGAACCGGTCGGCGACGCCCGGCCAGCGCTCGCGTGTGGTGGCGACCGGCAACCCGCCGACCACGCCGGAAGGCTATTGGATCATCGCCTATTGGGGGCCATGGCTCGACCCCAATCACCCGCACCCCGCGAAAGAGGGGGAACTCCGCTGGTTTACGACGGTCGACGGGCGCGACGTCGAATGCGACGGGCCCGGCGCGGTCGAAGTGAACGGGGAGCTCGTCTATCCTCGATCGCGCACGTTCATCCGCTCGACCCTCTCCGACAATCCCGATCTCGAGGCGACGGGGTACGATCGGACGCTGGCGGCCATGCCGCAAGAATTGCGCGACGCCTACCGCGGCGGGCGGTTCGACTCCGTCATGCCCGACAAGCCGTTCCAGCTGATCCAGTCGTCGCACATTCAGGCGGCCATGGATCGGTGGACGCCCGACGGCGCGCTCAACTGGCCGATGACGTGCCTGTCGCACGACGTCGCGCTCGGCGGCGTGAACCCCGACGGCAACGCCTGGGCGCGGCGTCATGGCCTATGGTACGACGAGGTCATCAAGGAAATCTCCAAGGGGGTGAAGCTCGACCCGATCGATCTCGCCGCGCGCGACGTGGCGCTCATGCGCAACCGCTGCGACGTCGTCATCGACATGGGCGGCGGCTACGGATCGGGCGTGTTCTCGCACCTGAAAAACAACGCTTTCGACGACGCCGAGTCGATCAAGCGCCTGCACGGGCACAACGGCGCCGAAGGCTCGACCAAGCGCTCGAGGGATGGCAAGTTCAAGTTCGCCAACAAGCGGGCTGAAGTTTACTGGCGGTTCCGCGAAGCGCTCGAGCCCGGCCTCGGCGTGCCGGTTATGCTGCCGCCCGATCCTGAGCTCCGCGCCGACCTGGCCGCCGTCACCTGGAAGCTGACCAAGCAAGGGATCGCCATCGTCGACAAGCGCCAGCTGACCAAAGACCTCGGCCGGTCGCCGGACAAGGGGGACTGCGTCGTCAACGCCTGGTCGTATGGCGAGCCGGCCATCCAAACTGCGCTCCGGGTCGGCGCTGCCGATCGGCGGGCGGGCGGCGGGCCGCGGGTCAATCTCGGCCATTCGAAGATGAAAGCGCGCCGTGGGCGCTGAGCCGGCGCCGCTTCCCATCGGCGCCGATCTCCGATAATGCTTGCCCTCGCGTGGCAGAGGCAAAACCCACCATTTCGGACTAGATGAGGGCGCGCGAATGGGGGGTCTGAAAAAGACGCGATCGACCGGGGGCTCGACGACGCCCAACTCGACGATCGGCGGCTACACGGAATCGAACAAGCCCGCCGGCACGGTGCTATCGTCGGGCGGGTTCCCCGACGACGGCTCCCGCCGCATGCCCTCGAGCAACGATCCGGTGGCGGCTGAGAACGCGCGCAAGCTGCGCAACGCGCTTTCGGCCCGATCCGGCCGCGCGTCGACCGATCTCACCGGGACGCGCGCCTATGTGAACACGTTCCTGGGCGGCACCCGCTAGATGGCCGATTCCCGCTGCGAAGAGCTCCTGCGCCTGTCGTCGGCCACGTTCGAAGAGTTTCGGCCGTGGCGCCAGCTGTGCCAGGATATCGCGCGCAACTTCTACCCCATGCGCGCCGACTTCACGCAAACCCTCGATCTTGGCGATTTCGCTGGCGATCTCATGGACGGGTTTCCGGTCAACGCGCGCGAAACTTTGGGCAACGCGATCGACGCAATGCTCCGCCAAGAGAACGGCGCGCAAGGCTGGTTTCATGTCGGCTCCGGCGACCTCGAGCTCGACGCCCGGCCGGCAAACCTGGTCGCGTTCAACGTCGCCACGAACAAGATGCGCTCGATCCTCAAGAACCCGGCCTCGGGCTGGCAGGATGCGAGCAAAGAGCTCGATATGGATTGGGTCGCGTTCGGCACGGCCTGCGGGTCGGTCGAGGAAAGCCGCGACCGCGACCATGTCTCGGTCCGCGCATGGCACCCGCGGGATTGCGCCTGGCGCTTCGATGAAGATGGGGCGCTCGACACGTTCTACCGGGATATCGAACTCACCGCGCGCGATATCAAACGCCGCTTCGACTCCGGCCGGTGGAGCGGCACCATGGCGCCGGCGATCCGCGACGCCGCGCTCCGCGACCCCGGCAAGCGCTTCCGCGTGCGCCATATCCTCATGCGGTCCGATGAGATTTACGGCTCGTCGCGCGCGGACATGCGCCGGATTCGGCACCCGTTCATTTCGATCTATATCGACGTCGACAATCGGACCTATCTCAACGAGGCCGGCGCCCCGGTGTTCAACTACTTCGTGGCGCGGTCGCGGACGCTGAGCGGCAAGCCGCAAGGCTTCTCGCCGATGGCGCTCAACTCGCTGCCCGACGCGCGCATGCTGCAAGACATTGCGCTCACCGTGCTCGAGCAAGGTCAGAAGGCGAACGATCCGCCGACGATCGGCGCCGGCAACGTGTTCACGCGCGACATGAATTTCTTCGCCGGCGGCCACACCGAAGTCGACCTCGAGGAAGGCCAAAAGCTCGGCGACGTGTTCACCACGATCGAAACCGGCAACTTCAACGCCGGACTCGAGATCAAGGCCGACGTGCGCAACCTGCTGGCCGAGGCGTGGCTGCTCAACAAGCTGATGCTGCCGACGCTGCGCGACATGCGCGAGCTCGAGGTTCAGGTGCGGACCGACGAATTCCGCCGCGCGGCGCTGCCGTTCTTCAAGCCGATCGACACCAACTACCACAACCAGGTGCTCGGCGTGGTTTACAAGGTCGCGGCCAACATGCGGATCATCAATCCCGCCATGTTCGCCGCCGAGCTCGGCGACCGGCCGGTGGCCTTCACCTTTGACTCGCCGCTCAATGAGGCCGAAGGGACTGAGATCGTCCGCGCCTATTACGAGGCGCTGAACATCGTCGGCGCCGGCGCCAAGGTCGATGCGACGGTCGCCAACATCTTCGATCTGCGCAAGGCAACCGAGGACGCGCTCTCCCGCGGCACGCGCGCCGAATGGCTCATCCCCGAAGATCAACGGGAAGAGGCGGCGAACCAAGCCGACGTCGTCTCCGGCCTCACCCAAGGGGCGCAGATCGCGCGCGAAGCCGCCGGCGTCACCGCCGACGTGTCGGCCGCCTCAATGGCCGCGCAACAAGCGGGCCTTGCGCCCGCCTGA